ACAGCTTAAGTGGGTATCTATTCTGGTCGGACAGGCTGGTGTTTAGCTGAAACTGCAAGGAAAACCCAGAGCGACCATAGCTTGCCTCACGCTCCATAAGGTCGGCTTCACTAAACCTTTGGGGGTCTGTGGGCTTGCCTAATAGTGTGGGGTCATTATGCAGTTCGTCACGCAGATCAACAGAAAATGAGTCACCATAAGCTATGCGTTCTGTTTCTGAAGGGAACCTGCTAGGCCACACACAAGTTTTAAAGCCTCGCTCTGGAAGCATCTTGTAAATACTATTGTAGCTCTGCGGAGTTCCTAAGTAGATCACCTTGCTGGTCTCCAAAGGCTTAATAACCGCATCGAACTCCTTGATTGTTTCTGACAGCTTGTGACGCATCCCCTCGGTAGCAGAGTTGTTAAGAACCTCTACGTCATCTGCAATAATCACATCAGCTCGGCTACCTGTAATTTGTCCTGTAATACCGATGCTCTTGACGCTGGGAGCTTGTGAAGCAGGAGCACCATTAATGTCAAAGGCAACCTTGGAGCAACGCTGTTCCTCGGTAGGCTTAAGGTGTTCGAGCAGGGGCATCTCGCTTAATAGACGCAAGCAAAAAGTAGAAAAATCGTCAGAACGGCTTTTGCTGGCCGAGATAACCAAGAAGTTTAGCTTGGGGTCAAGAAGAAGCCTCCACAGCACATACCCAGCGGATACATAGCTTTTACCGCACCCTCGGAAGGCTTGGATGACACACCGCTTTGGCCCGTGCTGAAGGTACTCGGCAATCTGGTATTGAACCTTTGTAGGAGTAGGGAGACCTAGATGCCCCCAAGCCATGTATAAAAAATTACGAAAGTCTTTTAGTCTGGGGTCTAGTTGCATGAACCGCCTTGTGTTTTACTGAACCTAATGTTTGGCTCTGTTGTATTTAATAGAAGTAATGCGTAAGTTTCCGTGGGAGTTGTTCATGGGGTTTCCGTCTTTGTGGTCTACATCCTTGCCCTTAAGCTTTGATTTACCATGCTTACGAATCATTAGCCTTCGGGCAGAGTTGCGTTTAGCCCGGTGCTTAATTTGCAAGGAATTTCCGTGGTACTCCCTGTATTCTTTTTTGTAATCCCGTGCTTTCATAAAGATACAGCCTTATCTACTTGGTCGGGTGCTGGCAAGCTGAAAGTCTTGGCTGGAGCTTCTATTAGCTGTTGCTCCTCAAAAGGCAATACCATAGCTAGTTTTTGAAGAGGGGAGCCTCGCAACGCAACTGCATCAATTCCGTTATCTCTTAAGAACTGCCTAGCCCCGTTTAGGTCGGCTGGTGTTGCATCACCCATCTTAACCCGCCTCAAGAACTCGTTGGCAAGCTCAACGTGAAGCTCCTCCATGATTTTTGAAACTTCGTCACTCATAGTTTACTTTTCAAGTAATCCCATGCCCAATTCAACCCGAATACCAGCACTCCAAATGCACCCATAGCTTTCATTTGAGAGCCTTCTAGCTTATGTAAACGAGTGTCGTGTTTCTCAAAAGTGTACTTAAACTCGTCTTGATTAGCTAAAATAGAGTCAATCTTGCCCTCTATTCTTCCTATATCACGCTGTAGTTCTTCGCTCATTTAAAATTCAAATGGTGTTGATGCTACTTTTTCTATACATATTTGAACTGCGTGGTCGTTAGCAACAACAGCAGACGGACTCCCAGCGGAACTTTGCCACGCTTCAGGAAGAGCACTAGAAACACCGGGGCTGTGCCAAACGCCAACAAATTCATGCCCCCATCTAGATAAAGTTGATGAAGAACTTGTATTAAAATAATACTGAACTGGTATATCCCAAGTTGACACGTTTCCTTCTCCCGAAAATGGTAATGTTAAAATAGAAGTTACAGAGAAAAAATGAGTTTTAATTTTTGATGCTTCTGCACTACTTTGTAATGTTTGTAAATTAGCTGGTTGGTTATATGGAGGAGGAGCATAAGAGCCTATTCCATCAGATATAGGTCTAATAGTCATATTACCTGCAACTGGAGCATATAAATGTCCAGTCAGAGTAATTTTATATTTTATAGTATAATTTTGAGAACGCAAAAAACTAAAAACACCTGTATTTGCGTCTAAACCTATTGGATTGTCGTTAGCAGACATTTTATTAAATCTAATGTTTGAAATTGTGTTTTTTATTATTTCAGAATTTGCAAAATTAGTTTCTGCGTTTCCTTGTCCACTATTTAAAATTCCAAATCTACCTAAATGGGCCAAAGTAATAGCTCCAATACTTAAATCTTTTGGTTTAACTAAAATTTGAAATGAAGAATATCCGTTTGCTAGGCTTCCCCTTTTAAACACTAAAGGCTGTTCGTCATATTTAGCCAAACTTTCGTGTGTAAATTGTCTTGAATCTCCTGCAACAGAAATTTTTAACTCACCTTGCTTATACAAAAATTCTTGGTTGTATTGTAGTTTATATGCTTGTCCGTCATCTGGTATAGTTTTTTCATAAACTTGATTACAACGAATGTTTCCTACAGTATTTATTGCTGTTTGTGTTTGATAACTGTTTACAGGAGTTGGAGTAACGCTAAGAATTACATTTCCGTTTATAGTAACATCTTTTTTTGTCGGGTTAATAATTTGTTCGTTATAGGAAATTGGAAATTCTTTTAATTTTGTAACAGAAAGAGTGTTATCTAAAATAGCTGAACCTGTAAAAATATTTGGAGCTAGTTTATCAGCGGTTACTGCTCCATTTTCTATTTTTGTGGTAGTAACAGAATCAGTAGCTAGCTTATTAGCGGTTACAGCTCCATTTTGTATTTTTGAAGCAATAACAGAATCAGTAGCCAATTTGGTTGCTGTTACAGCCGAACCTCTAATTGTATTGGTAGTTACTGCCCCAGCAAAATCGCCTCCTGCATACAATTTGCTAGCAGTTACGGCTTGAGCTTGAATTGCTGTCGTTCCTACCGCCTCTTGTCCAGCCACTTTTCTCAACATAGCATTAGTAATTGAATCAGCTTCAATAGTAACAGGGCCACCGCCTCCTCCACCACCTCCAGCACTAACCGCAGTATCTACATAAGATTTATTTGCAACATCAGTAGCATTAATTGGTACGGGAACTCCAGTTATTGTGCCTCCTATCATATTAATTCTATTAGTACTAATATATGCTTGCGAGGCTTCATTTGTTACGAATAAAACTGGAACATTCAAAACCCCATTAGAAATATCTACATTACCAGTAATAGTCCCGCCACTTTTGTCAAATTTTGTAAATAACTGCGAATCAAAAGTATTAATTATAGAAGCATCAAAAGACTCTTCGGTAGTATAAATATTTAATAAAGCTAATTTATTTAAATCGTCAGCTTGAAGTGTGCTTCCATTAGAAAAATTAAGTAGTGTGTCAGAAGTTCTTCTAAAAATAGTTACATAATAAGTTATTGTTGCCTGTATAAACTTAATTTTGTTCTGCCCGTTCTCAAAAACAACACAATAATTTCCAAAAGCTAAATTAGATTGATTAGCAGTAAAATATGCTTCTTCTAGATAAGTCCAAGATAAAACTGTTCCATTTTGTCTAACCGACTTAACTTTAACATCTTCTTTTTTAAAGAACGCAAACGGAATTACATACTCTGTTAGGGCGGTACCCGCAGTAGTTGTAAAAGTAACGTATGAATTAGCCACGGCTTAAACCCCTTGTAGCGACTCAATCAAGCCTTCAACACTCCTACCAGACCTTCTTCCTTCCTTAATCTGTTCAACAACTCGGAGTTGCTGTCTAACCTTGGGAAGCTCACGCTGTAGCTGAAGCCTAGCCTGTTGGCGGTACTTGTTGACTACTTTCTTAATTTCAGAAATCCGTGGGGAATCATCAACAGAATAAAGCCGATCTTCTGGCAACCTCTGGTACTGGTTGCTTTTGATTAGCTTGTCTAAGCTTTGGCGTAGCGTCTTGCCAGCTAGTTTAACTTGCCCAGTAAGTTCCATGTAGCGGTCGTAAGCGGTTTGTCCATTTTCCATAGAATAGTCTAGCAGTTCAAGCCCGTTTAGCTTTGTGCTGGGGTTGCGGAAGCCGTGCTGGAGCCTAGAAAGCTCGTTTATAACTGCGTCATTCTTGTCTTTAGACACCGCAGTAGGAACAAGGTAATCAACAATAGAAGGTGAGTTGCGGGTGATTTTCTCGCCCAGCATATTACGCTTGCTCTCTACAGCGTTGGCTCCGGGGATTCTGGCAAGAATAGCGTCACCGATGCTACGGACTTCGGCAAGCTCTTCGTTGTTGAACAAGGGAGCCAAACCACCGATTGCAGAAGGAACCATAGCTCCAACCTTTGTCTGTACAAACTTCTCCATAAACCTGTCTGGTTGCGAGATGGCTTCGTCAAACTGCTTAAGGGAAGCTAGGTAGGTCTTGTTAGTTACGTTCTTGGCGAAAGCAATACCGATAGCTGTAGCAAACATCTGTAACCCGTCCTGCCTGTGGTTTTCGCTCAACTGGCTCATCTTGTCTACGAAATCAGCCGTAAGGCCAAGGAAGCTGGCAAAGGGGTCTAGCTTGGCGTAGGAAATGTAAGTATCTCCATTAGGAGTAGGGATGCGGAAAGAGTTAGGTTGCCAACCAGTTTGAGTAAGAAGGTTAAGTTCTTCTGGGTCTCTAGGGCCAGAACCAGTAATTGCACCAGAACCAGCGGTCATCAACGCACCTACAGAAAGCAGATTACCCATAATGATGCGACCTTCTGCCGATGCCATCCTAGCTGGGTCTCCAGAAGCCATATCGTTAATAAGTTGCTTATGAAACCCCTTAATGCCGGGGATATTGGTAGTGATACTTGGGAAAAGCCTTTGCCCCACCATCTTCATTAGATTCATGGGCGTATTAACAAAAGGAAGTGCAACAAGGCGAACCAAGGGAGAAGAACTTGCAATATTGCTAACTAACTGAGAAAAACCTTTTTCATAGGTCTTGCCGTCAGCACTTAACACCCCCTGCCTAGTAAATGTGGCCTCTTGGCTAAAGTCTTTAGCAAGGCTTTCAATTCTTGAAAGTTTAGGTTGGTACTCAGAAACCATATTGTTTTCTAGGTCTGCGATGTCAAACTTGTTCAGCCCCCTAGCCTTACCGATACGCTGGGCTTGCTGACGGATTGCCAGCTCGCTATTTAAAGCCCCTTCTTGCGTGACTAACTTGGCTAGTCCTTCTTCTACATAGGCAACAATCTGGGCGGGGTCTTTAATTCCTTTTTCAAGAGCTTCACCATGAAGGTAGGCTGAAGCAGACGCACGAACATGAAGCTGTTTAAATCCTTCGTCTACAGCTTGCATAAACCTAGTTGGGCTAGTCAACAACACATCAATACCATTCAGAGCCTTGGCAAGCATGGGGGCGTTGGTTTCGAGATACTTCACGCCACCCAAAACCTGTTGTTTACCTGCTTCTGCAACAGAACTCTCAGACCCAATAAAGCTTTGTCCTTCTTTAAGTGACTTTACAAACCAGTTACGGGCTTCCCCGGCTAAACGATTGTAATAACCAATGACTCGTAAAGAGTTTTTCGACTCGGCTAGGTCACCCCTAAACAAAGCCCCTGTTGCACGTTCTAAAGGCAAATAAAGGCTTGTAAGGCTATTACTGGCAAACTGAATAGTGGCAAAGGTACTAACCTTGCTCAACATGGCGTTGATTGTGTAAGTAGCCAGCCTGTCCAGCCCAGTACGAGTACCATCTACAAGCTTTGTAAATGCAACCTCGT